TGAAATTGCACAGTATATAGACACTGAAACAAGCGGACAATGTGAAATTTATTATAGTGTTGAAAATAATACATTAGGTGAAGCCGCACTTGTTGTTATTGAAGAACAGGGCGAAGAAACTATTCCAGGTACATTTTTATCAGAAAGTAAATCACACGGAAATGCAAGACGTTATAGACGAGGATTTACTACAACACACAAATCAAAAATTACTGCATGTTCAAAACTCAAGCATTGGGTAGAAACAGAAAAATTAGAAATTGCAAGTAAGAACTTGTTACGTGAATTAAAAACATTTATCAGTAGAGGAAACAGTTATGCCGCAAAAGATGGTGAACACGATGACTTAGTAATGTCACTAGTACTAGTGATACGTATGTGCATGGAAGTGAGCCGTTATGAAGAAGCCGCATTTGATTACCTACAGGACGATTTTGAAGACGATGATGGCATGGAACCAATGCCGTTTAGTTTACTCTAAATGATAAATAGTATAAAGGAGCAACACTATGACTCTAGCTGAAGAGCTTTTTAATGTTTTAAAAGGTGCAAATCTAAAACTTCGTTTATTTGATACAGATGGACAAAAAACTTTAGATGAGGACCAAGCAGCACGTCTTTATGCGTTTGAAGATGATATGCTAATCTCCATTCGTATGAACGAAGACAATAGTGCAGAAGTTGTTGTGCAAGTTGGCACAGATTTTAGCTATGGAGAACATAAAAAAATGTTAGAGCAGATAAAACAAGTTGCACATAATCACATGTCAGAATATAATATTAGAAAATTTAATAAGCAAATAGCTCCAAAAGATTTCGCACACGACGTTGTGGCAGAAGGCTATAGCAAAGCACACGGTACAATCAAAACCAGCTATATCAACTTGCCAGAGGCAAGAATTGTTATCAAACACTCTAAGGGGGTGAACGAAGAAATACGTGGATCACGTTCACGCAATATTAAATCACTATTTGTTGAAAATTCAGCAGGTGAGCGTTTTGCGTTTCCACATAGATACCTACAAGGTGCTAAAGCAATGGCAAAACATGTAAGCATGGGAGGTACACCATATGACGCAATAGGTGAATCAATCCTTGATACATGCAAAAATATTGTAGAATGCAATCAGTTCTTAAGACATGTAAGAACAAATAAACTAGTTAACGAAGGCAACCAAAATGTTGTTGAAACAGTTACTCGCAAACTACAAGAAATGAAGAATACTATACGAGGTCTGCAAACTTCTAAAGGTTATAACGAATTTGAGGTTTCTGCAATTGTAGAAGACAAAAATGAGGTTGACATTTCAGGGAAGTTTCTATATAATACATTTGAAACTGCTGATATGGATTCAGTACTATCTACAGTAGCACGTATTATTAAAGAGAGGGAAAGCATGGCAGACTTGCACAAAGAAAAAGTTGTTGGATTATATAAAATGATCCAATCAGGTGCCGACTTTAAAATGGATATTGACGTAAACGACCCAGATTATCCAGAAAATCATGATCCAGTCAAATATGGTGGACCTGATGGTCAAATGGCAAAACTTAGTGCAATGCTTACCTTCTTGTCATATGCAACAGGCAATGACGAAGCATTTAATTATCTTTCACATTTAGCAGAAAATTTATTTGATTTACCACAGGAATTTAGAGGTCCTGTTAAAAAGATGGTTGATCATCTTGTAAAATTTGCTGGTAAGAGTGCAAAGAAAGAAGAGGTTGGTGAAAATATTGTAGAATCTACAACAAATTCACTACGTAGAAAAATTTCTTAAATTTTTCAAAGATTTGCTTGACAGATGGGCAATTAAAATATACACTGTATAGGCTAACAAAGGCAAAAAGCGTACATTAGTATGCACAGGCTAATAAAACTAACAAAGGCTAATATAGGAGAAAAATTATGGCAACTTTGGCAGAAATTCGTGCTAAACTAGCACAACAAGAAACAGGCGGCAATAGATCGCAATCAGGTGGCAGCGATAATGCTATCTTTGCACACTGGAATATTCCAGAAGGTACAAGTGCAACACTAAGATTCCTACCAGACGCAGACGACACCAACACGTTCTTTTGGAAAGAACGTCAAATGATCCGTTTGAGCTTTCCTGGTGTAAAAGGCCAAGATGAAAATAAACAAGTTACTGTACAAGTTCCTTGTGTAGAAATGTGGAATGAGCAATGCCCTGTGCATGCAGAAATCCGTCCTTGGTTTAAAGATCCGGCTATGGAAGACATGGGCCGTAAATATTGGAAAAAGCGTTCATACGTATTCCAAGGTTTTGTAACACAAAGCGAACATCAGGAAGAATCTGTTCCTGAAAATCCAATCAGACGCTTTGTTATTTCGCCGCAGATTTATAAGATTATTTCTAGCGCACTAATGGATCCTGAGTTTCAAGAGATCCCAACTGATTATGAAGCAGGCACTGACTTTATTATTAAAAAGTCTACAAAAGGTCAATATGCTGACTATTCAACTTCTAATTGGGCACGTAGAGAACGTAGTCTAGATCAAGCAGAACGTGATGCAATTGAATCAAACGGTTTGTTTAATCTAAATGACTTCCTTCCTAAGAAGCCAAATGCAGAAGAGCTTAATGCTATCTTTGAGATGTTTGAAGCATCTGTAGATGGACAAATGTATGATGTAGAGCGTTTTGGCGCATACTATCGTCCATATGGTGTTGAAGCACCATCTGGTACTACTACATCTGCTCCTGCACCAGCACCCGTTGCAACTCCTGCTCCTGTAGCAGAAACAGCACCGGCTCCTGTAGCAGAACCAACTACAGTTACTGACCCTGCTCCGGCAGCTCAAGTACAGCCAGCAATGGCAACAGCAGGTGGCGATGATCAGCCAAGTGCATCAGATATTCTTGCAGCCATTAGAGCACGTAAGAGCGAATAATTTATAAAAAGGAGATTGCAAAATGGCAAGACCATTTGACGTAAGCAAGTTCCGTAAAAGCATCACTAAGTCCGTACCAGGGCTTAGTGTAGGCTTTAATGATCCAGATACATGGATTAGTACAGGAAACTATACGCTTAATAAACTAATTAGCAATGATTTTAACAAAGGAGTACCTCTTGGTAAAGTCACTGTGTTGGCTGGTGAATCCGGCGCTGGTAAATCATATATTGCAAGTGGCAATATTGTAAAAGCAGCACAAGAACAAGGTATTTTTGTTGTCCTAATTGATAGTGAAAATGCACTTGATGAAAAGTGGCTACATGCATTAGATGTTGATACTAGTGAAGAAAAGCTACTTAAACTTAATATGTCAATGATTGATGATGTTGCTAAAACAGTTAGTGACTTTATGAAAGACTACAAGGCAGAATATACTGATAAAGATCCCGAAGAACGTCCTAAGGTATTGTTTGTAGTTGATTCGTTGGGTATGTTGTTAACACCAACAGATGTTGATCAGTTTCAAAAGGGTGATATGAAGGGCGATATGGGTAGAAAACCTAAGGCACTTACTGCACTTGTTCGTAATACTGTGAATATGTTTGGTGAGTTTAATGTGGGTATGTTGTGTACTAACCACACTTATGCATCACAAGATATGTTTGATCCTGATGATAAAATCTCAGGTGGGCAAGGCTTTATCTATGCGAGTAGTATTGTTATTGCAATGCGAAAACTTAAACTAAAAGTAGATGCAGATGGCAATAAAACTTCACAAGTACATGGTATTCGTGCCGCTTGTAAGGTTATGAAAACTAGATATTCTAAACCGTTTGAAAGTGTTCAAGTTGAAATTCCTTATGAAACAGGAATGAGCCCATATAGTGGACTTACAGATTTCTTTGAAGCAAAAGGTGTGATTAAGAAAACTGGAACAAGACTTGAATATACAAGCCCTGTAACAGGAGAAGTAGTTACACAATTCCGTAAAGTATGGGACAGAAATGATAATAACTGTTTGGATACAGTTATGTCAGAGTTCAATGCTCAACCTGAAGAGATTAAAGATTCACGAGGTGATCTCGCTGAAGAAAATATAGACGTAGAGGTGGAGGCTATTAATGAATCTGAGTGAACATGACTTGGAGTTTATTTTACAACTATACGATACATCACATCGACTTATTAGTGATAAACTAAAACAAGATTTTGCAAATGATTACCTATACAAACTACTTGACTATGGCTTTGATATCAAAGCAAGTGCAAAAGAGATAGGTGAGCATGATGAATATCTTGATAAGGCTGTTACTGAATTTCTTGAAGGTGAAGAAGAGTACGGAGAACCAGAAGAAGAATGGTTTGAAGATGAAGAATTCTGGGATGAATAGCCTATATGAGTAAATGGTATAGACAAGTTACTGCTGATATGAGCAATATTGTATCAGCAATATCTCATTTCGAGACTGAAATTGAGCAAGCACGTCTGGAGTGTGGTATGAAAGGAGTTCTAGAAAAACAGGCACGTGACATGCCTGGTATCGTAGAACAACGTTTCAACCAACTCCAGGAAGTGGAAGCCATACTCGAATATCTTAACACCGAAATGCGAAAAATTCGCAGTAAAATTTTCAGGAAGTATCTTGAAAATTATAATCGAGCACTCAGTTCTCGAGATGCTGATCGGTTTGTTGATGGTGAGGAGGATGTTGTTGCACTCCAATATCTAATTAATGACTTCAGCCTAGTGCGTAATAAGTTTATAGGTGTGATAAAGGCACTAGAAGCCAAGCAGTTCCAGATAAACAATATTGTTAAACTGCGAGCGGCTGGACTCGAGGACGTATCTTTGTAAAAAGATTTAAAAAAATTGCATAAAAAGGTTGACAGGTAAGACATCTTACTATATCATGTAAGTATAGTTAAAAAGGAGACCATAATGCAAGTTGCAGTTATACACACCGCTTTCGAAGATTCACCACGTACAGTAGCATTTGTTGATGTTCCTGATAATACAGAAACTAACGAAGCACTTGAATATGCATATCGTTGGACAAACAACGTTATGGGTTCATGGAGCCGTAAAGAAGAAGTTTTTGAAGATGGTGAAACAAACGGCGATTTTAATCCTAATGTAACAGTAATGGCACCACTTGAGAATGGCATGGGTTTGCGTTCTACTTCAATGGGTGATCAGATGCTTGTTGGTACTAAGAAGTACAAGGTTGCAATGCTTGGTTTTGAGGAGATAGCATAATGGATTATATTGAACAAGTCATTGCTGATTTTATTGAAATTGGCTACACTGAAAAAGAAGCAACCGCCCTTGCATGGGCAAAGTTTTTGGAAATTGCATAATGGCTCGCAAGAATAAGACATTTGATATAACGCCAGTTGAAGCACTGGCGTTAGCGATTGAAACTTATAGTCAACAAGGTTTTATCCGTAGTGGTGAAGGTTACAAAAGTGTTGACCTTGATACTGGTAAGGTTATGGAAGAAACTAAAGACAACAAATCTATTGTAATTGAAAAAATTACTGCTGGAATGAAGCCATCTGAAGAAAATATTACTGAAGCACAGGCTATGATTGATAAGTTTAATGGGCGGTATATGCTTAAAAAACTTACTAGTAGCCTTTCAAACTTTGAGTCAGGTGTTGCTCAGGCATTTGATACAGATCAA